CCATAACAAAATACCGAAGCACTTGATCCGTTAGTATCATCTACAGTTACAATTGGTAAAGATAGATAATTTGAACCACCATCAACAATTCTAATATCAGTAATATCGCCTGTACCTGTTCCTGATTCTTGTACTAATTTATTTCCTGTATATCCGTCACCTCTTGTAGTTTCGTCTTCTAAAACAATATGATCTTCTTCAGTAGATGTTGATTCTTCTTGTGTAAATCCTCCGTTTACAACTGAAACTTTTGCTCTTGCTGAACCACCACCTGTGTCTGTATTATTAAATACAATATCATCTCCAATTTCGTAACCTGAGCCACCATTATCAACATAAAAATTTGTTAAACTACCTCTACCTATAGCGTCAACATTTATAATAGCACCTGTTCCACCACCTGTTACACCAACTGTTTCTCCCTCGGTATATAAAGAACCATCATTTGTTAATGTTGTAGAATTTGGTATTCCTGTAATTGTAGCTTTTATAAAAACATCACTATCATCCGTAACTGTACCTCTTAAAATTTCATTTGTTTGAAAAGTACCAGAGATAGTATCTTCATTTAAAATAAATTCTGTAACTAAATTTTCACCTACTTGAAATTTAAATACATTTTCAATAATTGCTGTAGCGCCTGAAGTTTCGCCTGTAATTGTTCTTCCAACTAAGTTTGTTGTATCACCTGTTTGTAGTTGAGCTGAAGTTTGAATAGCTCTTAAAATTAATTGAGTGTCCCATTTACCATCAGAAGCTCTTAACATATTTTCTCTAGGATAAATTGTTTCAGAGTCTTCGTTAAATAATAATTTAAAAAATAATTCGTGGCCTCTATTTGTACCTTTTGCTTTATAAAGTGATTTTACATTTTTAATAAGGTTTCTTTTATTAACACCAGCATTTAAATTTTCTGGTAATGTATTTAAAAATTCATTTCTAAATTTTGTTAAAAAGTTTGAAATAACTTTATCGGGATCTCTAAAGTTTAATAACTCTTGTATATTAGTTACAGGATTTGGACTGTAGTTATTAATAACAGCGCTTGCGTTTGAAGAAGCACCTAATACTGTTTCACCTATAATAAATTTATCTTGTGCTGAAATAAACAAGCGGCCATTATTTAAATCTTCAGCAAGAACTGTAGTCGTAGCGCCTGAAGTTTGACCTGTGATAGTTTCACCTCTTGTAAATTTACCAAAGGCTGAACTTTCTAAAATGATTTTATCACCAGCGTCTAATTGTGTTCTATCAGAATCAATACGAGAACCATCTAATAACAAAGCATTTGTTTGTGCTGTTTCTGTTTCTAATTGAATACCGTCTGTAGTTTGTACCGAAGTTACATCTAACTCGGCAGATTCCATAAAAGTGTAATATGTTTTTACAAACTCTAAAAATTTAGGGTGTTGTTCAACAACGAACTCTGGAGCCTGACTATTAATCAGTTTTGATATTTTGTCTTTAAAAGTTGCCATTAGTAATTAGATGTTACTGTGTAACCTACACCAGCGTCAGCGGAACCTCCAACAAAGGTATCTGCCTCTACTGTGATTGTTGAATTTGCTGTATCTATTTCTAAAATCTGATCTCTTACAGGAACAATATCATAAGAAGCAGGCTCAACTGTAACCTCTATTACAGACGAAGCAGAACCTCTAATATTTTCTATTGAAGCAATATCTAAAGAGTTAATTGTAATTTGACCTGTTGTATAGTCAACAGTACCTTGTGTATTATTTACATATGTTCTAATTCCAGAAACAAGATAATATCTTCTTACATTACCTTGTCCATCATCATCAAGGTAATAAACATTTGTTGTATCACCTGTCACTTTAAATCCTGATGTATTGATTACACCACCTGTACCAGATTTGTGACCTGTATGTGGATTAAAAATACCGTTTCTGAAATAAATGTCATATCTTGTGGATGATCCAATAGTCGGTGTAAGAGTTTTTCTAATTTTTAAACTTGTGACATTTGATAAAATACTTGTATCAGCATCATCTATTAAACCTGTAATTTTTGAATGTCTAAACACACCATCAAATTTTTGTAATGTGTCTTTATTGTAATTTGAAATAGCAGTTAAAACTTCAGACTCTAAAGTGTCAGCTGTTTTGGTAGTTGCCTTTTCATCATACTTTATGTTTGATGTTAAAAGTATTTTTGTAATTTCTGGATCAACAATTTCTGGTCTTACAGAAGCCACATTGAATTTTTTTAATTGTGTTACAATAGATTGTTTAGTTGCGTCTGTTAAAGTAGAACCTGAAGCGGCCTTAATAGCAATTTTTACAACACCATAAATTGGCGTTTCATCATCTTCGCCACCCCAAGCTGAAACTGATTGAGCATTAGGATACAATTCTTGTACAAGTGTTTCATAATCACCTGTTGTAACTGCTCTATCTTGTCTAGCATATTGTAAAGGAGCATTAAATCGAATTGACTCTTTACTTTGTGGTTCAGCACCACCTTGAGCACTTGAAACTGTAGTAATTGTAACGTCTGAAAAAGTTTCAATAGCACCTGACAAAGCAAAAGTTGAAGCACCATTAGCTTCAGTTTTATTTGTAACAATATATTCTAATATTACAATATTACCATCACTTAATGCTCGGCCTATAACACCATCTCCAAAATAAACTTCAAACTTACCATCTTCAACTTCTTGTAAAAAATAAACTCTACTTGTTGAATCTAAACTTGTAAAACCTGTAGCTAAAGTATATGTCGCTGTTGTTGAATCAGATGATGAGTTTTGAATTTGTACTTTTAAAGTTGTTGTGTCTGCTCTATTACTAGGTATTATAAAACTCTGGTCAGGATCGGATGTATTAACTGTGTATCTGTAAGTTACTAAAGTACCTTCAAAAACAGGAATATTAGAAAACTGATAAACACCATTTGTGGGCGTTAGTGTGTGAGAAGCATTAGTAACAAATTGATAAGAAGTATCGTTTACACTTGTTGTAAAAACTGTTCCTTTGGCCATTGTAATGGAATCGCCTGAAGCATTATTGACTAAAATATTTAATGAAGCTGAAGGAGCTTTTGCTGAAGTAGGAGTGTAACCTAACATCTTTGCTAATGACACAATATTTTTTCGAATGTCGGCACTATCTAAGTACATTTCATTTGCTAACATATTAGCATTAAAACCTAGATAATGTGTATTGTAAGCTAATAAATCTAAAAGTATGGAAAAACCTGATCCTTCAAAATCATAGTCCTGAAATTCTGATTGTGATTGTAAAAATGTTTTTAAATTTTGTTTTACTAAATCAAAATCTAAATCTGAAACTGTTAATTTATTACTTGCCATTTTATCTTAATCTTTCTAAAAATGTTGTTACAACAACTGGTTCGTTTGTAGCCACTACATAAAAGTAAATAGAAACTTTTAATCTATTTTTATCAGGTTCATCATCCACAGTTACATTTTGTAATGAAGCTCTAGGTTCATAGTTTTTAATAATTTCTTCAATTTTTCTTTTTAAAAATATACCTGTTATAGGTGTAAAATTTTCAAAAAGTAAACCTCTAACTCCACTACCTAATTCTGGATGAAAAGGCCTCTCATAAAAATTAGTTTGTATCAAATTTTTAACACTTCTTTTTACAGCGTCAACATCTTCAACTTTAGGTATATCATTTGTAACAGGATTTCTTGTAAAGTTTAAATCCAAATCTGAATAGATTCTGTTACTTCTTTTACTCTTATTTGTGCTTGAAGCGTCATAGTTTGCCATAGTGGTAATATTTATACACTAACCAGCGAAAACATTAGGAGAACCTTCAGCCACACTAGTACAACCTGATATAGCGTCACCAACTCTACCACAACCTTTGCCGTTGATAAAAACAGTAGTTGAACCTACAGCTATTGGTGCTGAATGAGATGGACATATCGGAGCAGGTAATAAATGACTTGTATTGTTATCTCCTTGACGTGATACTCCAATACCATTTACAAAAACATTACTAGAACCTTGAGCTCTTGTCATTCCTGAACAATGAGCCACATCTGCATCACCTATTCTAGTTACCGCTGGCACGTGACATTAACTCCTTTAAATAATCATCAAATTTTGACATTTGATTATGTTGTTCTTCCGTATGTGGTTCAGGTGGATAATCAGGTTTAAATGATATTACGTGTTCAAACTCATTTGGAATATCATTGTAATTTTGATATTTTTTTAATTTGCCATTT